TTCGCCAAATATAAAACTATCATGATTTTCTTCATGATTAAAGATGTCATCACTTTCATATATCCAACGCCAACGAGTCATAAATTTATCAAAGTCCGGATGGTGTCTGTTAAACATCATCCAACCACATTCTGGCCAGGTCTTGCGTCCCAGATGTGTAGTAAGTTGTGTTTCACTTGGAGCAATTTCCTGTAAAAACTCCATGGACATGGGCGTGTGTGTTCTAACATCTCCGTCACACCAAATCATTACGTCTGCATCAGTATGTTTAGCAAAGTGCCAGAGCGCAAACGTTTTATTTGCAAAGCGACTTGCATCCCATAAGAAACTTTTCTTTGTCTTGTCTTTGTTCCAGCCATGAGCATGTGGATTGTCTTTGTGACGTTCCTGCCATGCTTTTAGGTCTGGCAATGTACTACGTTGGTTCAATACTTCTATATTATCTGCATTATATGTGTTGGGTTCGTGATCCTCTGCATATATGCTTAACTTTACTTCAGTGGGCCAATTTTGCAAAAAGCCTTGCACAAAGTGTTCCCCATACTTCTTATAACCCGTGGGGTGCCAGGTACTAAATACTGATAATGTACGCATATAATTATTTATCATGAAAATATCACACTTCCCAAATTTCCTACCTAGTAATCAGGATATGGTATATCCACAATTAATTGAGGCTATAACGTCTACTGATGAGTTGGTCGTTGGTGATATGGAAGCCGACGTTGCACTTATTTGGAGTGTGCTCTGGTTTGGCAAGATGAGTGGAAATAAGAGAGTATGGGATCATTACCGTGCACAAGGTAAGCCAGTCGTAGTGATAGAAGTCGGCGGATTAATACGTAATGGTACCTGGAAGCTGGGTATTAATGGTGTTAATCGTGACGCTGACTTTGCACTAGATGTGGGTGTAAAACCTGATAGGGTCAAGCAACTGGGTGTTCAGACTAAGCCATGGGTGATAGAGGACAAACCTTACATACTAGTGTGTGGACAACATGCTCATAGTTTGCAATGGGAAGATATGCCTGATATGGATACATACTTCCAGGAAACTGTCACAGAAATAAGAGAGTTTAGTGATAAGCCTATTGTGCTTAGAGCCCATCCTAGATACAGAGAACGCATACACTTTCCTATCGCAGACGAGCAATGGTATAAAGACCAAGGATGTGAATGGCAGATCGCTAAAAAAGTACAGCAAACATACGATAGTTTTGATCTAGAAGATCAACTGAAAGAAACTAATCTTACTGTAAGTTATTGTAGTAATGCAGGTGTAAACAGTATTATACAAGGCATACCTGCTGTAGTAAGCAAACACAGCCTGGCTTGGGAAATGACTAGCAGTTATAAAGAGACTATGTTTGCACGTCGAGAAGAGTGGCTAATCGATATGTGTAATATAGAATGGTTGCCTGACGAAATAGATCAGCAATGGTTACGTATACGATCTAAGCTCTAGTATTATGCCTGTAGTCATATATAGTAGCATCCAACCACATGGTTAATAGACCTTGGTCTGTTAAGTAATTTTTAGACATTACAATATCCATAGCACTTTCACTAAGTAAACCTAGGTCTGCTAAATCTCCCCAATTAGTTGACTTATCTAGGGGCTTGCTATTTTTATATACCACGCATTCAATACCATCAATTAAATTAGGCTTACGAAAGTATGCATCTTTTATATCAAATCCTGCAATTGCAAGAAAGTACATTAATTGTGGTAGAGTAAACGTAAAGTATTGATTATTATAGCAATAACTCTCAAAACGCCCATAGTTTACATTAACTGTACTAGGCACATACAAGTACAACATACCAGCTGGATCTAGTATACGATTAATTTCAAATAACACGTCAAGTGGTGAATATGCATACTGTAGACTGTCGTGACACCAAACAATGTCTTGAGACTCATCGTTAATAACACTAAGATCAGCATTGAAGTCATGCCCAATACGTCTTACATTTTTCTGGTTTAAATCAGGAGGACGGTGTTTATCCAATGCAATGCATTTGATGTTTAATGGCGTAGGGTTGTCAGGATCTTGGTCTGTTAAGTTTGCCCAACAGTTAATATCAAGCTGATCTTTACCTGACCCTATGTCACATACTGTTTTTATGCTTTTTATAAACTCTAAATGATCTGCAAATCGCTCTAGTGTTTCTCTACTATGAGCGTGACTTTCTTCTGCGCTTGCAAACATTAACTAAGAACTCCTATTAATGCCCACTGCCTAGCGTTCTGCCAAGTTTGATCAAACAATTCTAGGTTATGGAATATCTTATTAATACTTTTTATTGTTGGTCGTTTAACTGCACTTAGTGCTTCTATATGTGCTTCATTTAGATACTCGTCCGCAGTACTAAACATTTTTTGAACATCTCTATAACGCTTCCAACCAGCAGCACTTACTTGTTTTTCTCGCATGCTTTTGAGTAGACTTAATTTTTCAATATTAAACTGTTCTTTATGTTGCTCTACTTCTGACAAAAGATTGTATGCGGAATTATTTACTGTTAAATTACTAAACTTGGACATCTTCCATACCTGCTGTGCGCAATCTGACAATATGGCCAAGCATAAAGTTTTTACTTTCCAAACCCTTCATAATACCTAGCCACTTGTTACGTATCAGTGCTACTTCATTAATAATAGTCTCAAAGTCTACTACCTCATCCTCGCCATCCACGTACTTTTCAGCATCACGTGAACTAAGAGCACGTTGATAGTTTTCTAAATATTTGGTAAAATGTTTACGTCTTATCTTACGTAATTGTATATTAAGATGATTAAGTACTGCTTCGATCTCTTGTAGTTGGCCGAATCGTATCTCTGTGCTTGCTGGAAGTTCTTTAATACTTTTTTCCACAAGACCATGAACACTTACCTCTTTACGTGCACTTTCTAGTTCGTTTTCAAAGTGCTCTATAAATTCTGGAATCTTACTTAAATCGTTAGATACTATAGTATACCAATTTGCCATACTACTATTATACAGTTTCTAATAGGTTAGTCAACCAAGGAAATGTTGTTTGCCAAGCAGTACCTCTACGCCTGTCTAATTCTGTAAGGTAAACAGCCAAACGTTTTATCTCTTCGGTATTTTGCTCGTGTTGATTGATTTCCTTTTGTATACCTAACATGTATTCTTTGCCAGATCGTTCTTGTTGTGTGTTCTCTGGCATATTTGCAAGTATTTGTTTGAAATCAGTATCAAAGAACCCTTGGCCAAATACTTTTGGATGAAGGAATTCGTAGGTCATTACTGTTGTGCTAAAATAGTGATTGATTTGTCTCTTGATACGTAGTGAATTAACATAATCGATCAGATTGGCACTGGTTTTAATTGTTAGTCCACAGAGCGTTTGATTGAAGTTTAGATATATCCAATCCTCAGCAACTACATGTTCAAAGTTACGTTTAATTAACTCTAAATCTGCGCCGAACCGTACATATTCTTGTTCTGCACCCAAGCAGTCTATACTACAGGTTAGATCAAATCTGCCTATGCATTGTTTTTCTATAAGCTCTTTTAGTCTAGAGATATAATTTTTAAATTTTTCGTGATTAATATTTAAGTTACTAACAATGTTAAATTCAAGTTTAGGACAAGGATATCTTGCAAACCATTCTAATGCATAATCAAACTGAGTTTGATAAAAAGGCTCGCCACCTAAGAAATGAAACCGTTTGATACCGTTACGGTTACGTTCCATATAGTCCCAAAATTTTGCTGTTAGTTTTGGTAAGTCATCTACCAGTTGTGCGCGGTTGTCGATTACAACACCATCTTTTTCGAAGCGCCCATGTCTTTGATTTTCACTTCTTATCTTACTACTGAATCCATCCCAGCAGTATAAACAACTAAGATTACAAACATTATCAAAGTAAACTTCTACTATTCTGGGTGTTACTTCAATAGCAGTAACATCTGTTTCTAATTCTTTAGGTGTAAGATCAGGAATAGTAAGATGCAGCATACGATCACTTGTACCACCAACATCTTCAATGCGTTTGCAGTGTTCACAGCCGCGACCAGGCCATTTGCCTTCAAGCATACTAGCTCTGTCCTTTAGTTTCAAAGGAGTATTATGAAACGTATCAAAGTTATCTGCTGTTACAAACTCTTTTTCGACACGATGGCAGCTACTAGTAGACCCTTCGTAAAGTCTAATTGTACTCCATGTCCACTTTAGCTGACAAGCTGGCTTAGTTGTGATTGGAAAGAATTTACCACCCATCATCGTCTTCATATGAATCTTCTTCCTCAAGCCCACCACTATATTCAACAGCTTGCTTGAGATACTTGTCTGCGCCTGCAAGAGCACTGATAGTTTCTTCAGGCAAACCGGTATCTATAAGTGCACCAATCCAGTGGTCAGCGGCCTGCTGTTTATCTTTAATATACTCTTTAAGGATTAGCCATGATTCTACTAGAATTTCATCTTCTTCCATATTCGTTTTATTCCTCAATAGCTTCTGAATCTTGTTCTTCTTGGACAGACTCCTCTGCGGGATTATTTAGCAAACCATTTGAAATATCTGACATGATAACTTCAAGTTTATCACCAGTCCAGCCCTTGCGGAACTCCAGCATTTCATCGCCAGCATGTGTTGTGTACTTGAGGCGGTTGCCCTGTTTAGTTAATAAGCCTTGTTTCTCAAACATATCAAGCAATCCACTATACGGATCCATTCCTGATTCATATGGAATTTTAACTTGGACGCCTTCAAACGGCTTTGAATATCTGGTCTTCATAACCTTACATGCTGCCCTAATTCCCATGACATCGGACACCTTATTGCCGTCCGTGTCTTCCTTAAGTTTAAGTTTGCGCATGGCAACAACAATACTTGATGCATAGATAAAACCCTGTCCGCCGCTGATTTTATCATCTGGGTCAAACATATCTTGCGATGCGTATGTGTGATTAGTGGCAACAATTCCCACGTTATAACTGCCTATCATGTTAACTGTATTACGCACTAGTGCTGTAAGTGCTTTGGGTTTTCGTCCTAAGTCACCTTTCATATCACCAGCTTCAAACTGATTAACATCAGTAGGTGTCATCATCATTCCTAAACTATCAAGTACAAACAGCACCTTAGGGCGTTCCTCTTCTGGCATCGCTCTATAATCTTTCATGAAGGTACTAATGGTCTTCGCAACATCATCAATCATACTCATGCTTAGTTTAAGTAGTTTACTCTCATCAGTATCAACACCTAGTGCTTTCAACCATGATTCATCAAGTGCGTTCTCTGAATCAATTAATACTACAAAGATACCTTGTTCTTGGGCATTCTTTACAATGTTACCGCTAGCAAAGTAGCTCTTACCTGCTCCTGATTCCCCAGCAAACACTGTAACTTTGCCCATAGGAACGCCTTTATGGAAGTCTCCACTAATAAGATAGTTAAGTGCAAGTGATCCTGTGCTAATCCAATCAGTAGGATCGTGGAACCCAATACTAAGTCCGTCAATGCTCTTAGTAATATCTTTTCTAAATTTACTTACGTCAAATGCTTTAGGCATTATTATCTCCAATTATTATTAAAAAGAAAATGGGGGAGGAATAATTCCTCCCCCTAGTATTAAGCCTTTTGACGGCTTCGGATCATAGCAAGGATGTCTTCTGCACTCTTGCCTCCGCTATCCCCAGCTGGTGCTGGAGTTGGGGTTGCTACCGGAGCAACTACTTCTGGTTCTACTTCTGCTACCGGAGCAACTACTTCTTCAGTTACTGGTGCTGTTGCCGCTGGCGCACTAGGTGCTACTGCAACTGGTGCTGCTGGTGCAGGTGTCCCAGCTGGAGCGTCGATGCCATATGGACGATAGTATTGTCCAAAACGTTCAACATCATATGGTTGGCCATCTACAGATGCCTCAAACATTTCCTTAATAGCACCAAGCTCTACCTCATTTGGACGCTTGGGCAGAAAGTCGTTCAAGTTATGTAATCCAAAACTATCAACTGCTGCACGTTGTACTTCTGTTAGTGCAGTTTCCTTGCGAGCCCACTTGCTAGTAGAGTAATCAGCGTACTGACCCTTGGTTGTTTTTGTAACACGGAAGTCAAGACCCATGTCATAGTCTGTGGGGAGTTCCTGGATGTCAGGATCCATTAGTGCATCCTTAATAAGATTAAAGATGCTTGGACTAATAACAAACCTACGAATTGGATTCTCTGGCTGATTGTCATCTACTAGAGAATTTTCTACTACGAAGCCCTGAAAAATATATGAACGTTTCTTCCAGTACTTGCGACCCATATCTTCAAGACTTGGGTCTTTAAACCAGCCACGTACTTCACTTAGTACTGGACATGTATCATCCCACATTTCCACGCATGGTACTTGTACTACTACTTGATTTGAATGATCGCCCTTTACGCCATTAAAGGGCAAACGAATCATAAGACGCTCTTTCCAAAAGAAAGTATTTGATTCATCTGCGTCCGGAAGGAAACGTAATACTGATGTTGAACCTTCTGGGATATTCCAATGTGGGAAAATTGCGTTGTCGCCGCCGCCTGTCCGCTCTGTGCGAGTCTCTTGTGCTTTTAGTTTTGCTCTAATTTCTGCTAGTGATGCCATTGTGCCTAATCTCCTATAGTTGCCAAATGTGCCTATTTGTATGCCTAAGATACATACTGCTTTAACTCTTACAGTATATAACAAGTGTATTTATACGTCAATATAAAAAGACGTTATTTTACTCAAAAAAAGAGGCCCATAACGGACCCCTTTTAATACTCAAACATAAAAGTTACTTTTAGTTAAATAGTTTGGCCCATTTGGATAAATCTGTGCTAGATGC